CGTAATGAACTGATTTATGAAATCGAAAAATATACCCATTATACGGTTCTAAACAGTCCTTTAGACGGAGTTTTACATAATAGACCCTTTGAAGAACATGTGCATATGACGGATTTGACCAGTCATTTTTTAAAAATCGAATGCTTAATGACCTTAAACAAGAAAAAATACATTGCAAGTAAAGTATATCCGATGTTCACTGTTTTTGCTAAACCTTTTATGAAAACAAGCACGATTGTGAAAACCCTTGAAACTGATATTCGGTATTTACTAAAGTTGATTACACGAAAGGTAGATCCATTAGGATTCGGATCGATGGTTTATTTTGTGGGTGTTGCGAGGTTGTAAAGCTGGAATATTTTCCTTTTGTTTTAACAATGCATATTGACCACAAGTGCCACAATGGTCTTCATTGGACATATTTGCTTTAAAATCAACGGATTGTCCGTATTGTAAGTTCCATCTACCAGCAGAAGTAATGGTGTGTTTTTCGAAAAATCGTCTTAAAATAGGAATACGCTGTATCCACAACATAATATAACAATAGCTAAATTTTTATATTATATTTTCAAAATAGTTTCCTCTAAACTTAAAGTCCACCAGGGAAACCAACTAGATTTGCGCCGATACCGAAACCAGCACCACCACGAGCGGATTCACCCATAGAAGGGATGAACACGTCTAAAACTGCGAATGTAGCAGCAGCAGTCAAAGCAATGATGATTACTTCTTCAACCTTTAAAGATTGCTTAGGGATGGAGTAAGCAGCAATAGCTACCATGATACCCTCAACCAAGTATTTGATGATACGTTTAATAAGTTCTTGAATGTCAAACATAGCGTCCATTATATATATTATTGTGGAAAAAATAATAAACGCCTAAAATAACTATTTTGCGAGAAAACACTTAAATACTGATTGCGGGGTTACAATATAATGTCTAGTTTTGAGAGAAAACAGTTGAACGATGGTTCTCCAAATCCTAAATATGTAGATGTGCTGGACCAAGACGAGAAGATCGCTGGTCAAGGTTTTAGCTGTATGTCTTTTCTTTCACCCGATAAGATTTTGGAAAAGCGCGAAATGTTTTTGTTTGATCAATTTGTTCAGCGTTTCGATTTTACTAAATCTATGTCTAAATTCGGTGATTTCATTAATTATTTGAGTTATAAATATGGATTGAACAGTGAGAAGGTTTTCGCAGATTTCAATGATTTTTGCAAGGAGGAGGAAGATCGCCTAAAGTCTGAGTCTGTGAGCGGTGATTATCAAAATTTCCTGGATAAGAACGAGGATAAATTGACCGAGCAATTCCAACGTGAACATGGTTTCCAGACTTCCATGCGTGGTTTGAAAAACCGTGGTAACTTTTCAACACAAGAAGAAGCAGAATTCCACTGCAAGAAGCTAAGAGAACGTGATCCAAATCACGACATTTTCGTAGCACCGGTAGGTGTATGGCTACCATGGGATCCAAATGCATACAAGACGGGTCGCGTGGAGTTCATGGAAGAGGAATTGAACAAATTGCATCAAGAGAAGATCAAGAACGAGAAGAAGGCAAAGGAGGAGTTCGACAAGAGGGTCAAGGAGACGAAGGAAAAGGCAATTGCAGAAAATATTAAGAAAGCCGAAGAAAGCGGAAACAAATTGACCCAGACGCTTAATGAAAAGGGCGAATTGGTGGGTGTAATGGAAACCGTTGATTTCGAAAGCCGCGATGTAGCAAATGAAGAAGATCGTGAACAACACGAAAAGGATTTGATGGAAAAGGAACAACAACGTTTAAAGGATACGGGTGCGGCAAATATTCGTGATGAAATGTAAATCGTAAAATAATTATACATGATTGTATAATTATTTAGTCTTCTTTTGCAGGATAATATTTTCGGATGGCTCGTTTGACGATTTTGCTACCCCAATATAGATTGAGCGCGTTTAGTGTGCATGCGCAAATTATTACTCCTTTTTCCAGGTTCAGTTCGTTATTTACGATATTGTTATAAGTGCGAAAGAAATAAATAATGGTCATAATGGGAAAAAACACACATCGGTATAATAAAAAGGTAAAGGCAAAAGCCGTTTCGATGAACGAAATTTTGTAATGTAATAAATGGAAAAAGGGGGTGCTTGTTTCCAATAACAGTCCCATATAGGAATAATGCATTGCATTGTAATAATCCGTAATTAGTGCACTCGTGGTAAACACAGTTCCGTGAATTATAAAATCTACTTTTCTCAATGTAATTCCGTAATATAAGTCATAAAACCCGAATGCATAACTAATATAGGGAACGATTTGAGCAATTAACGGAAAATCCTCCATATTGTATTCGTATATTGTCAGAAATTTCCATGGATCGTTTATAAGTACATAATGCGCCGTAATCGCCGTAATACAACAATGTAAAAACGAAGCCACATGGATTTTACCAATATACGGCATTTTTTTCTCTAAAAATATGATTGCACATAACGTTGTAAAAACAATGAAAAATTGACTATTATTCATTGTTTTATAATGGGAATTACCTTTATTCTTTTTGCTAAACTATTTTTGCATTCTTCTTACCATTTGGTCGATTTTTTCACATTGATCGACACTGCATTACGCTTTTTCGACTTTGACGGATCGTATTGCTCTCCTTCATCATCCGATCCCATTTCCTTGGAAATATCCCAAAATTCTTTCGAACCCAGTCTAAAAGCCGGTCTATTTTCCGCCTTGTACCAGAATATTTGATCATTCAATTTATTCGATTTTGCATTATTGTTGATGACCAAACACTCGTAGTTTTCCGTGGTTTGGTCCATGACCGAACAAAACGACTCTAATGTAGGAAACATGGACGCATAATTCTCCCAAATACGCTTACGATTGGTCAAATAGGGCTCCCTCAAAATAAAAACGTAATCGATATTCGTACGCAGGTTGGGAGGTATACCCAATGGATATTGCATGGTAATAATAAGCATAATCTTCCAATGACGCCCATTCATGAACATCAAACGCATCATCTTATCCCTTGTCCAAGACTGATCATACAAACAATCATCTAAAATGACGAATGTACGGGGATCTATTGTAGAACGATTGAACTGCTCTTTTTCTTTTGTCATTTGTTTTAGCACCGCTTTTTGACGCCGCAGCACATTTTCCACCAATACCGTATTGTATTCCTCATGAATAAACAACTTGGGAACATGGGCCGAATAAAAACCGTTTCCGGCTTCTGTTCCTGAAATCACGGTGCCAATCGGAATGTCTTGGTGATGAAAAAGCAAATCGCGCACTAAAAACGATTTACCTGTATCACGACGACCAATCATCACAATCACCGGACCCTTGTTTTCATTCGGTTTAAAGGTAATCCATTTCATATCGAACTTTTTCAATTGCAATGTCATATTTAGGAATGTCGAGTATACTAAATCTCTTAGATTAAATTTTGACTGATTAAACACGCACCTAGAAAGGCTATTACGTTTAACTATTTTTTAAAATCTATTTGGAAAACGTATATAACACATGGATTATAAATTGAATTACTATAAACCGAATACAATCCATTTAGAGGAATTGCAACAACAGAATCCCCATGAAGACTTTAATCCATATGAAATCCAAGAGCTACAGTTATATAATCCAATTTATAGCCGTTTTTTCGAAATGAATGATTCAAATTATCAGAGTATTGCTTTAAACCATCCCTATCATATTAAGGATTTACATCATGTAAATAGCCAAGAAGGCAATATTGAAGATCGCAAAGTTTTCATCAAATTCTCGCCCTTGTTAGACCCATATCGATATATGATCGGCAAATACGATGTTTCCAATCCCATGATCCGACTTTTGCCTAAACTTCATTGCCAAAGCGAATCACTGGAAAGTCATCCGAAGCTCGTTTCTCCAAACAATACATCTTACGTCGATTGCTTTTTCACTTTCCTTTCCAGTGTTTTGAAGAACAATTACAATTTCGAAAACGGCATTGATTTTTATGGTTCTTATTTAGGCATTCAGAAAAAATACAAGGTTGCTTTGAGCGATGATATGGAATATTTAGACAATTCCGCTTTTTTCAACAAAAACCTCGGTGGTCTCTTTCATATTGAAGAAAAACACCGGAATGCCATCATGCATGCACGATCCACATACGACGGTTCTCGCAAATTCCGGTTACGATTATGTTTAGAGGAAACCGGTGAAGAAGAAGTCGAGTTACCTATTGTCGAATTAGATAGCGAATCAATTGAAGACCATAATGGTCTGACGCCTTTAGAAACGGATTTGGATATTGAAATGGTTTATGAGAATTCCCCTAAAAACAGTGAAACGACTTATAATAGTTCCCTTTCGAGTAAAAGCTCGAGTAACAGTAGTAGTGTTATCAATTATAGTTCGGATGATGATAGTATTGTAATCGAAGAAGATGTTGGTGATGATATGCTAGATGATTTAGTAAAACCCTTTGGAAAATTATTGGACAGTGACAGCGAAAGTGAAAGTGACAGTGAAGAAAGCGAAGAAGAAGAAGAAGAAGAAGAAATATATGGATTCATTGACAATTTCCCCATACAAATGATTTGCATGGAACAATGTGACGGCACACTCGATCAATTACTTGAAAACGACAAAATCGACGAAGATAATGGATGCAGTGCCTTGTTTCAGGTCATTATGATCTTACTAACCTATCAAAAAACGTATTCCTTTACACATAACGATTTGCATACAAACAATATAATGTATGTAAAAACAGATAAACCGTTTTTGTATTATATGTTTGAAGGAAATGTGTATAAAGTCCCGACATATGGTAAAATTTTCAAACTCATTGATTTCGGTCGCGGCATTTATAAATATTTAGGAAAAACCTTT